CTCACTTCCTCATTTTCATCATTTGTCTATCGGGTATACCTTGTCTACCTGTTTAAAATGTATCATGAAAGTATATTTCCGACAACAGATTTGCCGAATTTCTTTAGTATCTCTGATTTTACTCTTAAATTAATTTGTTCCTAATAACATAAAAAACAACCACCCATACATTGAGTGGTGTAGCGACTGTAATATTTCTATGTTGTTGAGATGTATGTATCAAGTGACGGGCAAAAAGGGTATCAATTGCCGGGATAAGTGTTAAGTTACCAGGCCACTTAACAGGCTATATAGTTCACTCCTACTATATAAAAGTAAGTATAACATAAAAAGCACCCCGTAAACTGTTATACGGGAATGCTAAAGTCATATATACTACGGGGAGTAGTATGAAAACTATGCTCTCTATCGCAAGGAAAAAACACCCAGTGACATGCTTGGGTGAACAAGGATAGATGTAAATAGTTGATGCATGTGTAACACATCATAACAAAGAACTAGCCCGAAGGCTAGCTATAACATAAAAAAATAGGCAAGTACCGAAGTACCTGCCTGTTATCTACATTTAAATCTTGAGAGAAATGTTATCTAAAGAATAATGTTATTATATCACAATACAACATTTAAGCAAACATTATATTAAAACACTTCTTTCACAATCAATCTCTCATGCCATATCCACTCATTATGGTTATTCCAGTAAATACGACACCAACCATCTATAATTTCAAACACATATATTAATGTTCCAGGCGCGTATACAGCTTGCCCAACATCAAATCTATAGTTAGTACGATTATCACCGTATCTAGTAGCCGATGTAGCGCCTAAACCGTCTATTTTCGCATTAAAATAAGCACCTTTTGACCATTTAAGATTGTAAGGCGCTTTGCTTCCAACTGTTATTTTACTTGCAGATTTACCGACCACTTTTTGAGCAGGTGGGTTAATTTTATTTGTGATCTTATTCATTAAGCCCTCACTTTTATATTTAGGTCTAATAAAGTGTGTACAGCCATAGTAATTATCCCAACGTAACTTTGCAGGCGTATTTGCGTTACCGTCATAGTTTTGTTCCAAAATTAAAAATTGATTTGTATTACCGCCATTAAACACTAAACCAATATGACCGTATTGTTTATATATTCCTTTGGTAAATACAGCCACATCACCTATTTGTGGAACAAACGATGGTGTGTTTTCATATACTGTTGCCATATTTTTAAAATCGTTATTGATTGCATCTTTTGCATTCCCCCACATTCTAATACCTAATAGCCAATAAATATAATCAACTGCTAAATCGGCACATTGGTAACCATACCAACCGTCAAAATCAATATATCTACCTTGATACCAACGTAACCTTGCTCTTGCTTCACTGTATGTTTTCATTATTTTACCTCCTAGTATTTTCTTCTTGGTTCTTCATATTCTAAAGCTTGGTGGCTATCACCTATACCTTTAGTAGTCGGGTCTTGAATCACACCAGTTAATACTAAAAATCCTAATATAGCGTTTAAACCGTCTGTTAATTGCTCTGTATAAACTTGAATATCATACCCAATAGCTTTTGTGATGTTTTGAGCAAATAAAAAGATAGCTGACAATATCGCTACCCAAAATGATTTTTGTTTCATTCTAATTTTCCAATTAATCATATTCTTATCTCCTTTTATCCAAAATAAAAAGCCAACCTCGAAAGGTTAGCTTTAAATTAGATTCTTAATAATCTGTCGTATATTACATTTGAAATTGCGTATCCACCTATTTTGTTAGGATGCACACCGTCTGAATACATTAATTCATTAGTTTTAGTTAAAACGAAATTGCCTAAGTTTCTGTATAGACTCACATGTCCTATTTTTAATTCTTTGGCTATGTCACACTGTTTATTACTGTAATCTTCGATTGTAACGGGCTCATTTTTGAATATAGAACCATCTTCCGTGAATAGATGTAACTTAGGTGTCAAATTACTTTCTTTGAAGTTGATTCTGCCTTTTTCGTCGTTGATTCCGATTCTGACATAAGCTGTGTTTTCGTCTTCTGTGTAGAAGCGACAACCGATGTCGCCGATATCAACAGTTTTGTTATTTATTCGCGTTTCAATGTCTTTTATTTTGTACATTTACACACCTCTTTATTTATATTTATCTCTTGTGAAGAAGATACCTTTTAAGCCGATTTGTTTATATAGCTTAGCGATTGTACTAGCTTGATGTTGGCACCACTCTATAGCAGTAGCGTATTGGTGTGTAGCTGGATTCTTAGGATTCCATCTGATTCTGTACAGTGTATTCTGCCCTTTGTTGATGTAATCCTTTCTTACGAAGCCAGCACCGCCCATGATTGCTTTTGCTGGAGATGTCCAACCTTTATTCTTAGCAAATTTCATTGCATAATCAGGGTCGTTGTCGAATGCACCAATACCGAAGTAATTATATGCACCGTATCTACCACTAGCGAAGTTACTTGTTCCGTATCCACTTTCTAAGAAAGCGTGCGCGATCAAATAAATTTCGTTAATGTTGTTTTTCTTACAAGCTTCCGCGAATGCTTTGCCTTGTCCGTCGAGCGTTCCTTTTCCTTTAAGTATTTTGTTAAGCGCACTAACTGAAATGCCTTGATACTTTCCTAAATTAAGCATTTGGTAGCATTGCGTGTTACTTTCCCATATTCGCTTAACATTCATTGCCGAGCTCGTTTGTGCTCGTGTTGCATTAGCCCAGCCCCATGTATGAGATTTTTTCGGGTTACCTCTTGCCATTTGTCTATCCAGTGCTTGCTGGAATGTGAACGGACTTGTTTCAGTAACGATGCTTGGTTTTTTGTCTGACGGAGTGGGTCCTCTTTTGGATGCGCTGTCAACTGATGTTTTATCGCTAATTCGTATCGTCGTTTTTGTCGTTACTTCTTTAATGTTTTCTCGCGTCAATATATCTCGTTTAATGTATGTCTCGAGCATTTTCTTTTTAACTTGCTCATACTTTGCGTTATCTGGTATACCTTGCTTAATCAAGTCGTAATTAATTAAATCTTTCATACTACGCCAAATATTAGGGTCTACCTTTAACGTCGTTTCAGATAATTCTTTATCTGTTCCTGACAACAACCATACACCCCGTATCAAAGCTTGTATTTGGTTCATTAAGAATTGACGCTTACTATCTGTTTGACCACCACATACTTCAATAACTAGCCAATTAGGGTGACGCGGGTCATCAAAATTGGTTGGTCTAGCAAGCCATGTAGCCTCTCTATCGACATATAAATGTGGTATTTCATAATCGCTGATAAACTTATTTCTTTGCGTGTACAGTTCGTCTACAGAACGCATATGCATTGATTCTTTTATATATAATCCTTGAATATCTGAGCGTTCATCTCCCCATACAACGATATGGTCTATAAAGTGCTCTTCTTTATCTAAAACATTGCTGTAAGCAGTGTATTTTACTGTTTTAACTTCTTTAAATTGCGGTTTCTTCGCTTCGCCAGTAATTGTTGAGTCATTGGCTTTTGATGCTGAACTTGTATTAGTATTGCTAGGTTTGCTAGTATCTTTTGAGTATGGAGGTCTGACAAAGCCTGTAACGCTCGCATATCCATGTCTGATTAATGCACCAGGCGAACCTGTCCAACTATTAGAATTAATCCAATTTTGATCGACACTATAGAAATAACTTTTATTAGATGGTCCCACTACGATTGCAGTATGTCCGTCTGAGCCGATTCCATTTCCTGGATGCCAAACTGCTATGTCTCCGGGCTCCGGTACAAATCCAGATGAATAACGATAAAATCGGAAACCCTTAGGATATCTGTAATTAGCCATATCCTTAGCGTTTCCCCACGTTCTAAAACCCCAATATCTACTAAAAATATAGTTAGGTGTATCCCAACACTGGCTGCCCCGGTAATTATCTATATTAATCCTCTTACCAATATTCGACTTTGCCCACTCAGCTACTTCGCTTGCTGTAGGTTTTCGAGTCTTTGGATTAGGTAATCCCATGTATGCACCTCATTTCAATCAAAATAAAGAGCCAGTGCCGAAGCACTGACTCTTAACTGTTATTTACATTTACCAAACCAGAAGCACGCCCAGAAGCTATATCCTAAAATCCCTTTAAGCACGGTAATCACCTCCTTTAAATACCGAATATTGTTTTTAATATTGCTATAACAAACGTACTTAGTATCGTCCCTATTAATCCAAGAATCCACATCTTGATATCTCTAATATTTTTGGCATTTTTTTCCTTATTTTTTTCATCTTCAATCTTATCGCGCCTTAATTCTTCGAAGTTTCTATCTAACTTGTCATAAATTTTTTCTTGTGTTCTTAAACTGTTTTCAATGCTATCTAGTTTTTTAAACGTGTCCTTAGTGTTTTCTTCTAAGCGCATAATTCGCCATTCGTGCTCACGTCGTTTGATAAAACCAAACACTATGTCACCTACTTTGTGTTAAATTAAAAAGCCACAAGCATTACACCTGCGACTTTTCATCTTTTGTCTCTGGATATTTTTCTCCAGTGATTAATGCGTATTCTTCTTTGTCGATTACACCCATATCTACATACCACTTAATTTGCTCGTTTTTGTAACAACCCCACACATAAAAAGTTTTAATGTCCTTGAAAGTTGGATAAATCATCTTAATTTTCTCCATTTAAACGTCCCCCTCTGTATTTGTTTTACCAGCTTTTAGTTCAGTCAACTGTTGTGTTAACATAGCGTTTTGTTGCTTTAATTCCATCGCCAAAATATTTACTTGCGTCACCTGCATTTGCATACTCGCAACCATTCCGCGAAGTTCCTCATCACTCAAATCTGTTGCAGTTTGTTGACTTGGTGTGTTCGAATCATCTTCTTTTTCAAAATTGTTGTTGTATTTAATTTCGCCGTTAGTGAATACAAACTTTCTAGGTTCGAACTCTTCTTTAAATTTTATAGGCACATTATTATCGTCTACATCTAAACTATTGCGTAAACCGCCAGTATTAACGTATCCGATAACTTCGTTTTTATCGTTTACTGTGATTTTCATTATTTCCACCCCATAATTTTGGTTATAGTAACTTTGTTTGCATTAGCGCCAGAACCTGTTGTTCTGCCTAAATCGAAATACACATCGTTATCTATTCTTAAAGTAGTGCTACTTGTTTTGGATAGTAAGCACTCATAAATACCGCCCCCGTTACCGTCTGAGTCAACTACATTCGCTTTACTTAATTGAATTGCGTTAGGTAATGCGGTTAGTCCGAATCCCTCAATAACGCCACCTGGATAAGTTCCACTTACTAACAAAATAGAATAGTTTGTGTATGGTTCGGTTAGATTGATTGTTGTACCTACACCATTTGCACCACCGTCAAACAATACTGTTGATTTGTGTTCATTAGGCACTGTCCACTGTGGCTCAAGTCTGCCGTTTGTGATTGATCGTGTGTAAATCTTTTTAGAGTTATAAGGTGTGAAGTTAAATAACTTATTTGTTTCGTCTTTAACAAATACAGATAAATACCCCTCATAACTTTCAACGCCACTAGGTAAATCTGGCACTCTTGTTGCATAGTAATTACCAGCAGTTAAATATCCCAAATCGCCTTGCGCATTATTTAAGTTAACTTGTATTGATTGGCCGTTAGGCTCAGTTAACTTATGTTGTTGCCAACTCGTTGTTCCGAATTTATTATCTACATACTGCTTGGCTTGATTTAAAGCGTTGTTTGATGTTTCTTCAACAAATTGCTTAGTTAAGTTTCCATCATTCTTTTTATAAAACGGGTACCACGTGCCGTAGATTTTGTATTTTGTGTACTCATCGTTTGAATCATCTGGGTACCATGTTGCACGAGCAGTATTATTATCAACAACATAAACAACTAACACACCAGATTTGCTTGATGTATAAGTTGATTCATCGAACGAAGAACCGTCATCAACACCATCTTGTCCAGGCTTCTCTAACGTGCCTATATCCGTCTTTTCTGGCGCATCTGTTGCATTAGTAATATGAATAATCCTAGATGTGTTAACTGCGCTTAAAACGCTATCTATGGACTGCTCAGACGATTCAATTGCTTTACCGTAATCATCAGTAATTTTAGACTTTTGCCAATTGACTGTCGAGTTGTCTTTGACAAGGTCAGCGTCACTGATTTGCTTTTCAATCTCACTCAATCTTTTGTAGATCGCTTGCTCCTTATCAACAATTTTCTGGAACTCGCTATTTATATATTGAACGGCTTTGTCTTGTGTTGTTGTAATCATCTGTACCGCTTCATTTTGTTTGATTTCTAATCTTTGAATACCTTGATTAATACGACTATCAATTTCAGTAACCAACGATTTTGTATCACTTAAACTTTTCTTTAAGTCCTCAACTTCTTCTTTAACGCTTTCTGTTAAGTCCTGAATTGATTTGATATAAACTAACTTCGTTTTACCGTCAAAGTTACTAATTAAATCATTCTCAATATTGAAGCTAAATTGACGCTCTACAATAACGTTATTGCTACCGTTTTGAGTAAAATATGCTTGCGCATGTACTCGACCAGTGTATTTTAAGAACTCGTTTGGGATAACGTATTGCATTCGTCCATTAATTGCATCAACAATTGTAAGTTCATCACTAATATAAGCGCCGTGTTCATCGTCGAAGTTATCCGTCTTAAGCACAATACTAGTCATCGCATTATGTTTGCTGATTGATAACGGCTTATTATTCTTAGTTACTGCAAAATTTAAAACACCAGTTCCTCTATCTGATTCATAGAAACTGATGTTTGTGTCAATAACTGGATTATATTGTGATGTTGTTTGTAACTCGATTAAGTTATCATCTTTCGAAAAATTATCTACTACCATTATTCAACCACCTTTCCCTCGAATAAACTCCATTTACCAACGCCACCAGTACCAAAGTTTCTTAATAAGAATTGGTGGGCTGACGGGAAGTTATTACGTCTTAACACTTGTGTTGTGTTGCCTGGTGTATTCGATTTTACTTCTAATATCCAACCTGCAATACCTTTGAAGTCTTTAGGGAAATCAGTAAACCTCTTTGATTCTTCTGTAGTGATATAGAAGTCTAAACCAACAATTTTTAAATCAGATAGCTTAGTAATGCTTTTCGGAATATGTTCCCAAAAACCTGCACTTTGCGGGTTAAAGTTCCACGAACCGTTGTTTTTCTTGTTGAAAATGTCGATAACACGCTCAAATTTGAGCATATTTCTACCTGTGCTATTTCTAGTGAGTACTTGTCTTACCGCACCGTTATAATGTCCAGGTAATACATCAAAAAACCAACCTGCATCTCTAAATTCTTTAGGCAACGGGAAATCTAGTGCGTTCTTTGTGTCTTGAGAGTATAAGTAGTAATTACCAATTTCAGTAACATCACTTAGATATGCTGGGTTTTGCACTGGTAACGGTTTAACACGTCCACCTGAATCAGTCATCGATACTTGAGGTGCGATGTTTTTTAAGAATTGGTTAACACCTCTTTGGCCGATGGAATAAATTGAGTGATGTCTGTTGTTACCAGGTCCAATAGTTACCCCTATTAAAAGCGCTTTGCGTCCTGTTTCTAGATCGTAATACATATCTAGACCCTCAGCTTCTTGGAAGTCTCCTTTAAAGTTATTATTCACACCACCAATATCGATACGTCGTTTAAATAACAATTCTTTTGTTTTTATATCGAAACCTTGTAAGTAGTTAGGGTTGGCTGTATTCGAATCACCTGTATACCAATATAAGATACCTGCATCATAAGTGATACCTTGCATAGGTTGTGTATCTGAAGTGTATTCCATAGGTATATCCATTTGATACAATACTTTGTCTATACCTTTATCAATATCGTCAGCACTTCTAACCTCAACAAAGTTCAACGAATTCTTAGCTTGTTGCTCAGAAGCTTTATATTCACGTCTAAAAATCATTAAGTTTTCTATAGGATTATAAATTGCTGACGTATATCTATCGTTAAATACATTTGGCATAACGTCTTGCATTTCGTTGCCATAAGTTATTTCTCCAGTTCTATATTGGAAACGTACAAACTTGTTGTTTTTGTTACTGTCCAATACAGCTGAATAAATCCATAATTCTCCATCAATGTATCTATACGCATTGTGTGTACCGTGACCGCCGTTTTTAACAAGCAATCTATCAATAAATTGTCCGTTGGGCTTCAATCTAGATAACATGTAATGATTACCTGGACGAGCTTGCGTCATATAAATAATTTTCGTTCTAGGGTCTACCCAAAATGATTGCATTACTGCATTTGTATATGGCGATAAATCAGTGATAAATTCCGGTTCTTGCTCTTTTGGTTCGAATCGGTATTCTGTCGCTCGATATTCTTTATAGTGTTCATCTACAGCTTTCTCAACCTTTTTAGTGAAAGCATCTAGTGTTGAATAATCATGATACAAACGATCTTGCAATGTCTTATGACCATAACCTGTATTATCAATACGCGCGTCTTTTACTTCATTGATACCGTCGCCGTTATGGCCTAGAATCATATTGCTAAAACGGCCATTTAAATACGTTAAATAATCTTCAACACTGTCATTCAAGTATTTAATTTGTTTCGCTGAGTGTGCGTATATTTCTTCTTTTTGATGATATATAAACATTTTCTCAAGTTTGCTCATTCCATTATCAAGTAATCGATAGTTGTACTCGTGCTGAGCAACTACTTTTTTGCCAGTGATAGAATGCAAACTTGTTATTAATCCGTAAGCCATTGGTTGCCTCCTTTAGTCGTAAAAACTGTAATAATCCTTGATTAACTCGTACATAATAACCTCGTGACCTTTTTCGTTAGGGTGTAAGCCGTCCTCCATGCTCGCTTTCCTAAAAGCTGGATTGTATGGCTTAAAGTAATCTGTGTGATATGCGTCAAACACTGGCACGTCCAGCTCGCTACAAGCTAGTATTTGAGCGTTTACATAGTCCTCAAGTGTTAACCCTAGTTTGTTTTTGTCCGTATCTTTACGGCGTATCGTTGTACCACTCATAGGACATTGCCTTGTAGCTGTCATCACTAGTATTTTTGAATCTGGATTATTCTTTCTAATAACTTCAATTGCAGAACAAAAGGCACCGTAAAACGTTTTTGTATCCGTTTTATCAGTGCCTATCGGTACGCCTGCCCAATAACCGTGTAACCAGTCATCATCAGTGCCTTGTAATATGATTAGGTCTCCTCTTATTTGCTCTGCTTGTCTATAAATGCTGTTTTCTACCGCTTCTTTACCTATTGGAACTGTTGCCATTGTTGCGCCACCTCTTGCAAGATTAGTCGTTTTAGCTTTCAATTTCTTGCCTAACATTTCTGTGAAATTAGTTTTTGCGTGCGACCCTCTAGCTACAGAGTCGCCAATCGTTCCAATTGATTTGATGTTTCTTATACTTGATTGACTAGTAAAGTCGTACATGATCGTACCATTTGCAGTTGTAACTGTCTTAGTACTCATCTTATCGACTTTTGCGTTTATTTTTTCGTTCTGCTTAACTAATTCGTTATTTATAGATAAACTAGCGTTAACTTTAGCGTTTAGTTCTCTCAAGTACTTAGCTGGGTCTGACTTAGTTGTTTTTACATTCTTAACATAGTTCGTAGCTTCATGGATAGCTTTTCTATATCTGTCGCGCATTGTAAAGTCGCCTAATACTACATCTTGTTTGATGATGTTGTTATATGCATCTCTATGTGTAGTAATCTCGACTATCCTTACTAAGTCGTTATAACCTATAGTTGGTTCAGCTACTCTTACAACATCGCCAATTCTAGGATTAGCCTCTGGAAAATGCTCAGGCTGTGCTACGAAGTCCAAAGAAATAGAAGCAGTGACACTTTTCTTTATCACTAGCTCCATTGATTTTTTCAAAACATCTTCTTTTTTTATACGTCCATCTATTAACGGAGGCGCTTCCCTTTTACCAATCAGTTGTGCTAATGGGTGCGTGAATTCGAATTGTAATCCAGCCTCTGTAAAAGTTTGCTGACCGTCAAAGTCGCCATAACCTCTTATATATGTGTAGCATTTAGAAGCATCTTCTTGAATTTTGACGTTATCAGCATTTACACCCGATTTAATATAGTAATTTGCTACTTTAGATAATTCGTCATACAAGTGAAATGTTTTTGTTTTAGCGTCGTACTCATATTCGAGATGATAGCGTTCAAGTCCTTTTTTGAATATCTCAAGTCTTGTGTCTCCTTTACCTAATCCCTCGAACTTTGATGCGTCAACCTTAGTGTGCAATACGTACTTATAACTAGTTCCTTTAAATACAGTGTTAAAAAACTCTACGCCTGTGAAACTTTCATTATATTCTTGGTAAATCCTAGAATTGTTTAGATCATCTAATTCTTTTTGTCTCGCTTTGATACTAAGTTTGATTTTGTTTCCGATTGTTGATTTATCAAGCATTACTATTACATATTCGTTGAGGTCATCTTCCCCCTTTATATTTGTGATAGTCCACATCTTTGTAATAGCGCCGATTGCGTCGAAAGTGCTGGCATTTTCTATCATATCAATGTCTAACGTGCTATCTTCGTTCAATTTTTCGTTTAATTTTGTATTAACATGAATCGCATGACCGACGCCTTGCAAACTTTTTAATAATACCGGCATATGCTACTCCTTATCTGTAATATAATTTGTGTCTAAAGACTATCTTTTTCATAAGTCTGTTGGCTTTGAAATGATTCCAACCGGGGTACAACACCGGTTGTTCTAACGTCTTGTTGTATAGGTCAATATTTAAATTGCCTCTATATGTGTGCTTGTTATCAAAAATGATTTTATCGCCTGCTTTTAAATCGACATCTTTAATTACTGAGATGTTTCCTTTATCCATATAGAAAGTGAAACCGTCTTTATCATCAGCTTTAACATCTTCGGCTAATTCAATTTCAACTACATTGAATTGGTTGAACTGTGTTAATGCTACATCTCCGTTGTAATAAACATCTCCAGAACTCGTATTATAGAATGTCATTTGTCTACTTCTATCATTTTCATTCAGTGCTATTCTGTCCGGAACTGACCATTTTTCTAAATCGTTATCACTTTCTAAATCAGTGCTATAGCCGATACTTTCAAAGAACGGCAATTCTGTCGTCTCAAAGGTCAACGTGATTTCTCCTGATGTCTTAGTTGTGTCAAAAGATACTTCGCTAACTAATCCAACGAATAGTTGTCTACCGTCAACATAATCTAATTCAAATTCTTGTTCTAATGGTTCGAACATATTTTCAAATTTGATAGTGTTATCCGGCGTTGCCAATTCTCTTAGGTAAAAGCGACCATAAAACAATGTTTGAATGTCTGATTTAAGATGTGAGGCATAAGCAATTTTAGGTACTTCATACCTCAATCTTAATTCAACTTTTTTATATTCTTCTTTAGCGTAATTGTGAAAACGTCCGTCAACACCATCTAAAGGCGAATAATTCCTTTTGTAACCCGAACCGATAACATTGTAATCAAGCACTCTTAAGTGTTTGTATGTGTGAGGATTGTCACTGACTCGATACTTCACACCATTTTTAATAATTTCTACATCATGGGCTATCAATAAACAAACCTCCCTTACATTAAGTTGAAACTACCATCTTTTGCATCCATATCGTCAATGTGAGATTTAATCATGTTTAGATCGCCCTCGTTTCTAACAGTTACATTAACAATAGGTCTGTTATTTTCTTTCATGCTATGTTGCACATCGTTTGTCATATGACCGTCAACACTTGGTGTCAAACTATCGTTGAAGCCATCTGTTAACGTTGAACCTAACTCACTTGTAAATGTTTTACCGAAGCTAGTAGCCATTACTTTAGCTTGTGATACCGCTAAACCTTTACCTAAACCGCTACCTCCACCGTGTCCACTTACGAATGAAGTTACTGAGTCCCACGCTGATGAAATCGCATCGCCTACCGCGCTTACTACTTTGTGCGCAGCGTTAGCTACACCCTCAGCTACTTTGCCTATTAATTCTGCTCCGGCATTTAAAAAATCGCTGAAAAAGCTTTTAATCTTATCAAGCGCGTTTTTCATGCCGTCGCCTACATTTGAGACAACTCTTTTAAATCCATCAGCTACTTTACTCGCAAAACTTGTAACTGTATTCCAAATATTAGAAACCCATTCGGAACCTTTTGTGATAATAAAGTTTAGTGCTTGTCCCATTTTTTCAGCTACACTCGAAGCCACTCGACTGAACCAACTTGTAACAGTATTCCAAATACTGCTAACAAAATTAGTGATTGTACTCCATATCTGTGACCAACTTGTACCAAACATAGAAAGTGTTCGATTCATTACGCCAGTTAAAAAACCGATAATTGACTCCCAAACTGATTGCATGTATTGCCAAATCGTATCAAGCACATTTGTAATCGTTGTTTTGATTGTCTCCCAAGCACCTGAGAAGTCGCCAGTAAGCAACTGAATTAAAGCAGTGAATAAACCTACTATGATTTGGACTGCTACGGATATCACTGTTCCTATAGCTTGGAACGCAATTGTAATTAAAGTCCACAAACCTTGTATGATATTCATAACATTTGTAATAATACCTATTACCAAAACACCTAAGACTTGCATGAATATTTGTCCTAATACTTGCAATATAGGCATTATCGGTTGTAACGTTGATTGGATTTTGCCCCACAATTCAGTTAACCAGCCAACTACACCTTGAATCGCACCAGAAACCGCCGTTTTAACGCCGTTCCATGCTTCAGTAATAGTATTTCTGAAATTCTCGTTTGTTTTCCATAAATAAACTAGGACTCCAATGAATGCACCAATTACTGCAATTACTGCTAAAATCGGGGCTGAAATCGTTCCAAAAACACCTGTTAATGATTCCATAGCTCCAGTAACTAGACTTGATGTTCTAATGAAGCTTAAAATCTTTTTGACGACACTGAATAAGCTCAAACCAAACACATTTGTAAGTACACTACTTATAGCAACAATTGGAGCCATTAAAGCCCAAAATGCACCGCCTAAAATACCCATAACACCAATAATCTGTGCTACTGCCGGATGCGTTTCAAATAACTTAGCAATAAAACCAGCTAAATTAGTGATGAAATCTAACAACTTACTAGCTATAGGAGCCATTGCAGTGCCAAAAGCAACTAGCGCTTTTACGATATTACCGATTAACTGCATAATAGTAGGGCCATTCTCTTGTACGTAACTTATAAAGTCTTTGAACCCTTGAGATTGCCCAACTTGTTCAGACCACGCTCTAAATTGAGAAGTCAATTTAACCAACCAATCAAAAATATTAGAACTGTTTTGAGCAAAAGCAATCATTAAATTACCAATACCAGCAAATACATTGCCAAATATCTGACCAATCTTAGGTAAGTTAGTTGTAGTGTAATCAATAAAAGCTTTAATAGCATTCTGACCAGCTACACTATTAGCCCAATTTTGGAAAGCTATAGACATGTTCTGTAGTCCTTGAGACACAAATTTGAACAACGGCATTAATTGAGTGAAAATGTTAACTAATCCGTCGCCAAATCGTCCTGCAGCGTTCAATAAATCTCCGAAGATTGCGCCACCTATGCTATTCAATGCTTCAAATGCTTTCTTAGCTGTTTCGGAATGTTTAACCCAATTCTCAAATTCGCGTGCGTTTGCTTCAACCAGCATAGATACTTCGGATAAGAATGGTTTTAATTGAGACATCGCACTTGTAACGCCTCTGATACCCGCTGACATCGCATTAAAGATACTTGCTTGATTCTCTTTTACAATGCCTTGCCATGTAGTTTTTAACTGATCGCTCGCATCTCTAAAATTTTGAACTTCTTTTGTTACTGCTAACGTTCCATCTTTTACCATTTTTAGTGCAGTAATAGCCATTGCACCGAAGCCAACCGCTCCAACACCAGCTACAGAGAATGTACCAGCAAGCCCAATAACACCACCACCTAATACACCAACGGCATTAAGTACTGCCATAATTGCCGGAACTAATCCAGCAATTACTGGTATTAATGCTTGTATACTAGCAATCATTAAACCTTTGACTTGTTGCGCAAAGATAGTACCGAAAGTTCTAATATTTGATGCGATGCCATCCATTGTTGATTGATACTGATTTAATGCTCTTTTACCTGCAGTCAATGCTACTTGCATTTTCGACATTCCGGTTGTATCAAAATCTAATTTAACAGTGTGTTTGCGCCAACCAGCTAACATCGCTTTAGAAGTCGCAACATTTCTTTTTAATCCGCTTGCGTCGCCGTCGATTTCAACTTTTTTACGTCTGATATTCGATAGTTCTGCTTTAACAAACGATATGACTTGTTTTACTTTGCTAGCGTCTGCATCGATATTAACTTTATGTTCTCGCCAACGTTGAGCCATCGATTTAGCTCGCGTTAGCTCTCTTTGGTAGTCTCTTATGTTTGCTGTAACTTCTGTCTTGATTTCGTCCGGTATATCAGTTTTAGCCATACGTTGAGCAGTTCTAATATTCCTTTTAAAATCACTGATTATAGCTGTAACACGAGCCAGAAAATTCTTTTCCATGCCTAACCTCCTTTGTGACTTGTTTTTAAGCTGTTCAGGAACTTGCGAGTACCCTGTTTTTGTATTTCTCTTTTACGTTTGTTTTTAGCTAGCTCACGCTGTTTCATTCTTTCGTATTCATCTTCTTGACCACGAATAATGTAATGTTCTCTTTCGTTCTGCCTAACAAAACGTTTTAGTGATTTACCAGCTTGAGCAACCGCATTATATTGAGCGCCGTACAACGCAATGTCTCTTTGGTCAATCAATGCTTGTCTAGCGCCAATAATCCAGTCATTCCATTCGGCAGGTAGCATGCTCATTAGCTCGTCATTACTCATATAACCTATGTAACGACTTGTCATCTGCCTTATTTCCGAATAGTCTAATAAGGTGCTACGGTCATGATTTCTTTGTAGTTGTTCTTCATCATCTCGATACCAGCTTTCGCGCCCTCTTTCTCGTCTTCTTTGGCTAACGATGGCGCTTGGTTCATCTGTGTCCAGAATAGACGTGATTTCTGCTTGAAAAAACCGCTATTATTCATTACGTCCAACGCACCCTGTAATAGATTTAACGTGTCGTTTTCTCTTTCGATGATTTCCATGATTTCCGCTTCAATGTCTTCTCTTTTAGGTGCACTTTTACCTAGATAAGCTGTTGCGCATTCCCAAAAGTCTACAATTGCCACTGTGTCACGTTCTAATAAAGCATTGTAAACATTAGTAAATCCTGAAATCGTTTGTTTTCTGCCTTTATTATCTTCTTGTTCAGTTGCAAACTTTTTAGCGGTTTTATCGAACATAAATGTTGCTTTTGCTTTCACTTCTTCATTGTTAATTGTTAATGATGTAATTGGATTAAAAGTTGTTTCAGTCATATTAAATACCTCGTTTATCGTTATTTTGTACAAAAAAATAGAGGGCTAATGCCCTCGTTAATTACATACTTAAATTGCTACTGCCAGCAGTTGTTTTTTTAGTTCGGTTTTCATAACTATCTTCATAAGCGTTCATGTCTTCGAATTCAACAACTGGAGCCAATGCGCTAGGGTTAAGCCATTCTTTTGGTAAATCATTGATTGTACCGTCTGCACTATTGAACTTAACTTTCGCTGTGATTTCGATTTTGTTATCTTCATCATCAAATGACCATTCGTGCTCTTCGATAACTACATATGCGAATACACCGTGATGTTTGCCATCGCGTTTTTTCGTTTCCCAAATCCAAACACGTAACTGTTTGAATTGTTTAACTGATTCTTTTAATGCTAATTGACCTTTATCTCCCGGAACGACATCAAGCGTCAACTTGATTTCTTCTTCGACAGAGTTACGGCTATAATCTTTTTTACCGCCTTGAATGATTTCAGCAAGGTCATTACTGATAGTATGTCCACCCTCTGCTAAACTACCTAAAAGCGTTGCTTCTTCGATAGTTAGCTTCTTAGCTAAATCCTTATCAGCGATTTGGAGAGCGACAATATATTTATCCTGCGCCATTCGTTACACTCCTTTGTAATGTGTTATGTCTGTATTTAAAAACAAGCCGAATGATACCGTGTTTAGTGTACTGATCTATGTCAGTAATCACTTCTTGTGTATCAATTCGACTTTTAATGAATGAATAATAATCAATTTCTATTTCGTTATTTAAAACGAAGCCTAAAAATTGAATTATTTGTGATGCCTCATCTCTATTACGTGCTTGACTATAAACATGCAACGTGATGCCGACATCTTCGACCATGCTCGTGGTCGTTTCTTTGTTAGTGACGTTTGTTTCACCCACAACGATATATGGGTAAACAGCGTCTTTCTGAACGCAATCAAAAACCCTACCGTCCAATTGTTTTTGGATAATAAGGTTACTTTTTAATTTGTTATATACTTTGTTAAATAAGTACCGTTCAACTGATACCCACATATCTTAACCACCTCATGAAAAATACTTATTAAAGAATGCTCGTCCAGCGTCTATTGCCGGCTCCCAAAAAGGTTGAGCATGTTGTCCTTTAGTAGTGTACCACTTACCGTTCGCATCTTTGTACGACCACGGTATCTTTTTCGCTCTACTACCTCCGGCGCCTGTTGCATATATACCAGTACCATAATTGACATATATTGCGTATTCACTACCAATATTGATAACACCAGTAAAACCGCCGTCTTTAAAGTCCATTGTTACACTTTCTCTAAGATATCCGGTATCAACTGGCATTAATGAAATGATTGTATTGTGAATCTTAGCAGTTGTCTTTGCTATACCTCGTTTGACCCATCGTTCCATGTCTCGCTCGTAATTTTCCAACTCTTTTACTAAGTCCCAATTACCATACTTAACCTTTGCCAATAGGTCGCATCCTCAATCTAGTTAAATTGATTTCATGTTGTCCGCCTTGGTCGACCGGTTCGCCTACAACTTCGTACGTTTTACCCTCGTAATTAAATAAAGTTTTGTTTGTTATTAGTATGTGGTACGGCGTATATAGGTTTCGGTCGAAATCTTTGCTCATCTGATGAAATTTGAGTGTCTCACTTGATGTAGGTGTGTCCATAAATCCTTTAATTGTTTCGTTACTTTTAAAACGCTCATATTCTTTGGGGTGTGTTCCTACAACTTCAACCTCTCCAATTTCAATTGTGTGCGGAAACTCATCAAACGGATTAAACATATCGCTTACCCCAACTTAACTTACGATAAGGTAATAAATATGCATAAACACTACTAGGTATGTCAGTTACATAGGTATAACTCACAGTGCCCATCGTGCGCGCTGAGATATTGCCGGTTGTACCAAACTTGATACATTCAGCAATAAACTTCTTAACACCCGACGGCACTGCTTTGTCATCAAACTTCTGATTACAATAATCTTCTGCAACGCTTTTATATTCTTCAATAAGATACTCGATTTGCTCATCGTTAGACGAATCATTGAATGAAAGTCCATTAATCATTTTGACGTCTTTTGCGTCCATTACTTAACACCCTCTAAAACTTTGATAAGCTCATCTTTTTTCATATCACTATAGCCTTTAATTTCACGCTTTTTAGCAAGTTCTTTTAATTCTGCTACTTTCATATCAGATAAACTTTTTTGCTCGTCAGCGTTCGCCTCAGGCTCTTCTGTTTGTTCGTCTTCAACCAGTTTGATAGCGATTAAATTACGGCGGTTGTTTGTTGTAGATAATTCAGTGAATCGTTCTTCTGATACTTCTAACCCATCGCGTGGGTAAACGTCTCCCACTTGATATTCATGTCCGTTGTCTTGTGCATCTTCAAAACGTTCGATTACTTTATACATACGTCACTACCTCCTATTACATTTCTAAGCTTCCAGAACCTTTAGTGATTTTCACTGCTTTAGATTCATCATATAAATAAGCTACATAGTGCTTATCACTGTATAATGCAGTTGTTTTTGTTGATGCGTCACGCGCTACTTCTAAGAAGAAATCACGTTTCAAGATTAATTTAACTGCACCTTTTTTAGCTAAAATAGCCGTGCCAGCTTCTAACTTATTAGAACGTACAATGATAGCGCCTAAAGCTTCGCCAAACGCGCCTTTAACGATGATGTCATCGCCTAATTCGGTTGCGCGTGTAAAGTTAGTTGATGCATCTCCACGTAATTTACCAGCATCAAGTGGATTGATAAATAAAACCATTGGTTCTAAGTCTTCATCGTTAAATTTGTCGATTGCTGATTGTAAGCCGTTTAATTTAGTTATGTCCGCATTAACAGTAAGTTTAGCTCCCATTAAAGCCTCTAATACGTCATTATCAACTTTATTAGCGTGTGCTAAACCGTGTTGACGTACTTGTTCGCCTTGAGGGTCTCCGTAACCACTTAATAAAGCCTCATCTGTGATGGATGTACCTTTAGCGATTTTACGGATTTTAGCCTCACGTTTTTTCGTTTCTAAGATGTCAGTCGGGATTTTTTCTCCCTCTGCAACTACTTGTGCATCTCCGCTATAAACGAATGCTGGGAATGTCAAAGTGTCTCCCGGTTGTCCTTGTAATGTGCTATCTACTTCTGCAAATGAAGCGAAACGCAATTTCTTTTCGAGTTGCGCTTGCATCATAGGCGCTAATACTTCTGGAATGATTTGATTACTTGTTTTAGTAACTCCTTGTGCCATGCTTGTACCTCTTTCTTTGTTTAATTTTGATTAACTAATTTTTCGAATGTCTCACGATCGTTCAAATACAATTCGTTACGTTCAGCGACACTCATGTTGTCAAACTTTTCTTTCGTTACACCTGAGTCCGGATTACCTCCGCTTTGCGGTGTTTTACCTACAGGCTTAGACGACGCAAATAAATAAGGTTTAGACTCTTTAAGCATTTCAATCGCTTCATCTAAACCTTTTACAGTGCCGTCGTCTACTAATTCCAGTTCATCTTTATTGATGAATGCTAGAATGTCGTTAGCGTCATTTGCTTCTTTAGCAACCGCTAACTTAACTGCGTTATTAAGTTGTGTTTCTTTATACTTTGTCTCCCACTCTGAATTTTGATTCTTTAATTCTTCGAGTTCTTTTTGAATCTCGCTATCATCTTTTACAGAGTCTTGCAATTTGACAATTTGTTCATCACGTTTAGAAATCTCTTCTTTTAACTCTTCAATTTCGGTATTCTTGTCGTTCAATCTTGAACGTGGTACCATTCCCGATTTTGATTCGTCAATCGCATCAATTACCTTTTGCTTGTCGATTTCTCCGTCTTTAAATTGTCCTAACAATGTGTATAAATCCATTTAAACTACTCCTTTTTACGAGTTTTACGTGCAACGCCACGAAGAATTTTGGTATAAAAAGAAGCAGTTTAACGACATGCTAAGGTCGAGTAGCAAAGAGACAACTAAAAAAGTGTGAAATCATTATTTTTAGCATTTTCTTCGCTAATAGATGTTTTAACCATATCTAAATCAGCTTCATTTTTAACTGTTACATTTACAACAACTTTTTCGTTTTGTAACTCTATTATCTCTTCGTACAAGGATTTAATGCGTTCTAACTTTTCTATAGCTTCGCCAGTATCAACATTTACTTTTATTTTAAAATCCATATCAATTACCACCTTTTCGCTTATATTTCTCCCACTCACGATAAGTCATGAATGGGATAACTTCATTTTTACCATCGTCTTTACGTGCTCTCATTACAGTTGGCAATTCATCTTCATCAATGTAATAAAGTAATTTGCAACGACAATTAATATTCTCTTTCGCACTGTTTACACCAATAAATAGCTTGGGCGCCTGCCCAACACACCCACTTGATTTAAAATTCTGATCTATTTCCACTGATTCCCCATCTAAATGACGATGAGTATCACGTGTTCGTGTATCTTTAGTAGCATGCCAACGTTTCTTCATCTTCAAACCGTTATCTTTAGCAACCATTGCGCTATCAAGTCCAGCTTGTGACATTGCTCTGCCTGCTTCTGTACGAGCCACACGCAATGATTGAGCTTTAGACATGCCGATATCATCGCGTATTGCTTTTGCTATCTTAGAGTAGCCCTCTCCGCTCAAAATGCCTTGTGTAATGTGCATGCGTATCTTTTTCAAAACTTCATCACGATGTTTTTGTAGTGTCGGCACTAAACGAATGAACTCAATAGGTTGCTCAATAGCCGATTTGATTACTTCTTTACTTGGAAAATCAAACTGCATAGATGTTTGACTCGCCGTCTCATATAAATAAAGGCTCATAAGGAACTTTTCTATATAAGCGTCTTCCTGTGACTTCTGAATCATCTTAGCTACTTGCCTGTAGTTATCAGTCAACATTGTACCTATACGAGTTAACTCCTTATTGAGCCTGTTATATTTATTGAATTCAGTCCATGTAACATACACATCATCACTTTGATACTTCTCGAACATATCTGCGATGATTTGTTTTATCTCTTTAAGTCGATTAGCAAATAGTTGTTCTATCGGCTTCTCAGCTTTAGAGATTAGATTGTCGATATACTCATCAATATCATTCTGATTCTTTATTGTTAGATCTTTCTTGTTGTTGGGCACCGTCAGCACCTCCGTCATCTAAATTAGGCAGTTGCTTGTTGTACTCCATTTGTTCTTGTTCTATTCGTTCGAGTTCTGCTTTGTAATCATCAACAAGCGGAGAACTCTTCACAAGTGTTTCTCTAGATAAATATTGAGATTGCGCGATGATTTGTGATTGCTCAGCATCATTCATCATTCTGTTAAAGTTAAACGATATCTCGACGTCTTTAACGTCCATCTTCAAGTTATTAAAGTCTATGATAAAGCTAATTAACTCTTGAATCGCTACAGTCGCTTTATTCTTAAGTTTGTTTGCTTTCAAATCTAAGTTGCCATATAAGAATTTTAGTGCGATACCACTTGGAGCTGAGCCGAATTTATCAGTTTGGAAGTCAACACCTTGCCCAAACTCCATAATATAAGCTCTCATTAGGTCGATGTATTCTTTGGTACTCGAGACCGGCACTTCAACTTGTATCGTCTCTACGCCACCATCTCCATCAACATTGATAGCTTTATAATACTTAAGTCCACGCATAAATTCTTCTAAATCTTCGCCCTCATAACCTTTTAAAATATAGATGAGTTCAACTGATTCATCAAACATGTTTTGTGCGTCAGATAATCTTTTATCGATCGCATCAATTATTGATTTGTACATCCATATGTCCGACACTTCTTCTGGGTTGTTCTTAAATGCTATAAACGGCACTCTACCCCAATTACCATTACTGAAATGTGGTTGAACGTGATTAGCACCATAATAATAATCTGGTATTAATCCGCCGTTCTCTAATACATAATAAGTAACAGTTGTATCAGTCCAAAACTCCACTTTTTCCTCGTTGTTAAACTTGTAGTAACGAATAAAAGACTTTAGCTCTTCTCTTTCTTTATCAACCCAAATTGGTATAGCTTGTTCAGCTGGAACACGGAATAGTTTCATTTCTCCGTTTTCATTAATGTAAACTTGTAGCCAGTCTATACCCTTATTACTTGTTGCAGTCAAGATATCTATCAACTTATTATCCCAACGAGTATCTAGCACATCGTGGATTACTTTTAACACACTCTCGTCTTCACATGAATATGTTACTGGTTTACCAGCAACATAACTGACTTTTTGGTCGACGAGGTTTTGATGAAAGTTGGTAGTAATGCGCCAATCCGGCTTGTCATAATCGATATTGCCGTGCACATCTACTTTTTTCATTTGCTTGACGATGTCGTTATCTTTGTCGTAATACCTTTGTCCAACTGTAATTTTATCTAATTGCTTTCTATGATCATCAATTAATCTAACAATCATTTCTTCTTGTGTTTCGAATTGCGGTTTTAACTGTTCGACGACTTCCTCGCCGTATGGTTTATCCCATGGCATACGAATAATGTTAAACACCTACCTCAATATACTTAGTTTGTTTTGCCTCATATCACGTTCTAGTGCGTATCTTGTTGCGTCTATAGTGTGATTGTCTTTGTCTTCTAATTTAGGCTTAACATTGCCGTCTTTGTCCGTTTCATAGTCTATATTCTCGAACTCTCTAGCAATATTTGGTGTACGTCTAGGGTCAATTACAATAGCGTCTAAATCATCAAGCCATTGCTCTCCGAATTCCACACTGTCAGCACCTTTTTTAACACCTTTAATCTTTTTGATTCCGTGTTCTTGTTTTAATTCAGCTATTGATTTAGGTTCAGCACTATCAGCAAATACCTCATCGCTTTGGTAACCTTTCTTTTTAAGCCAATTAGCAAACTCACGGTTACTTATCTGCACACCGTAATACTCGTCCATTGCATAAATAACACGTTTCTTTTTATCATAATGCCAGCGTACAAAAGCTAATGGATCAGTAGCATAACCAAAATCGACCGCATTTCTTATGTTGTCGAATGTGTCATATTGTCTTTGCGATATTTCTTCTATTCTTAAATTATTAAACGGCACAACACCACTCCCTATCGCTTCGCCCATATATTCCCACCGATAACGTTGTTCGTTACGCTTTTTAGCACTCTCAGCCTCTTGTATAAACTGTTTTGATATAAACGGGTTATTCAAGTATGTAGAATGATGCACGTATGTGTTATCAGCTTGGAATGAGCTTTCATATTTTTTATTAACCCACGATTGCTTTCGTTTAGGTGGGTTGTAACTAAAGAAAAACTTATAAAATAATCCCTCGTCTAATTCTCCACGTAATAATGAGTTGGTAATCGTTGTGACTTCATCTTCTGTTTTGAATTCTGCCAACTCTTCTATCCACGCAATAGAAAAAGGGAACCTACTATCTTTTAACGACTTCAATCGCTCAGGGTTCTGTGCCCCTCTAAAGATAATACGGTTCCCTCTAGGTATATAAGTTATTTCCATTGGCGACACTTTAACTTTGAATAAGTGTGACACCTTTTGCTCTTCAATTGCCCACTTGATTTGTTCAAACACTGATGTAGCTAATGTGTTATCTGTCTTACGTATAACAACCGCATTCATCGGATAACGCATAATAAGTTGTGTAATGATGATTGATATATCTGATGACTTACCTGAGCCACGCCCACCCTTTGCAACGACATTAAGTACTTCTTTGTCCTTTGTCACTTTCCACAATGGGTGGAAGTGTTTAGGTAGCAAGTCAGATAAGTTAATCGATATCGTCATTAAACGTCACCGCACTCTGCATTGTTATTTCTTGTTTGTCGACAGGATTATAACCTGTACGATCTAAAATATCTTTAGAAGCTTGGAACCTCACAAGCTCACTCTTAGCGTCCAATAAATTAATCATTGTTTGTAGAGCTTTGGGCACTTGTTTTTGCAAGTGCTCAGCTTGATATCCTTTAAACCCTTCTCTAAATTTATCGTTAGCTTTCCACCTTGATATAGTGGCGCGGTTCACGTCAATTTGTTCTGCAATATCCATATCTTTTGCGCCAGTGTCTGCCTTTATTTGTATATAGGCTTGTTGTTTCTTTGTTAATTCTAAATACGCGCCAAATGTTGCGTTATTTTGCATATTACTCATCGTATAATACCACCCACTTTACGTTAATTACTCTAGTTATTTTAAATATAAAAATGCCCCTACATCTCGTGCAGGAGCTACGTTCAATAAATGTGAAAGGAGGAAAATAGTTATGACTCAAAATGCAAGAATTAAACTACCCACCATATAGGCAGGTAGTAAGTGATTAATAGCGTAACATATCATCTTTTATATGTTTGTCACTTCTCAATCACATCGATGAGAACATCTGTTGTGGCTATTACCCCACGTCTTAAGATAATTCTTACAATATCATAATATCTCGTTTTAGGTGTCAAAAACTGTCATTTTACTGTCAATTTTAGTATTCCCCTAATTCTTCGGCTAGTTTAGAAACTATCTTCTTCTTAATTCTATGCGCTGTACTTTCAGAAATGTGTATGTCATAACATACCGCAATCAAAGTCTTTTTGTTAAAATAATACTCTTGAATGAATTCGCGTTCTTTCCTACTTGATGTGTTGATTATACGTTCAATCGCACTCTTAAACTCAAGGATTTTACCTCTTCGTATACTACAAAGATAATTAGTTACTGCCATTTCTGTTTTCGATGTATTAGACGGTACAAACTCCCCGCCTATATTTGTATCTGTTGGAATCCACGGTGTCATTATTTCACTTCTTAAATCTTCGAGTTGCTTATGATAATTAGGATAATCACACAACTCATCTTCTAACTTTCGAACTGTTGATAATTTTAATCCATATTTCTTTTTAGTCATGAATACCCTCCATACAAATATGTTTAATCTTCAAAATGTCTCAATCTACTTCTTAATATTTCTATCTCTCGCTCTTTAACTTTCACATCGCCTTTTAACTGTTCAGCTTGCAACATCACACCAAACAATAAGATGACTAGTAATATAATTGCTATGATTAACCACATCATCTACTCTGACACCTCCGCCCTCATCAAATCACACTGATCGCTCAACTTTGCGTAATCACTCGGCGCCTCTACATCATCATTAGCCGTCATCATAATATATACTTGCTCAGTTACATACTTACCTA